CGACATTATCGAACACGGAGATGCTTTCGCAGTTCGTGAGGACGATTGGCAACCCCCACAGACTCGTTCCGAATGGCTTGACGAGTTGTTAGGCGGTGAAGTATGAGATGGTTCACCTATGACACAGAGGTCTTTGCACACGATTTCCTCGTAGTATTCAAAGACCGAGATACAGGTGTGCATTTCGCGTTCCACAACGATAACCTAGCCGTTAAAGAGTTTATATCGGACGATGCAGTTTACGTTGGCTTTAACTCCAAGGGTTACGACCAATACATTATTAAAGCTATCTGCGCGGGGTTCTCCCCCGAAGAAGTAAAGCAAGTCAATGATTGGATAATTGGTGGCGGTCAAGGTTGGCAGTGTCCACTCTTGAATGGTGTGTTCTTCCGTTTCAACAACGTAGACATTATGGATGATGTTCAAATGGGCTTATCACTTAAAGCAATTGAGGGTCATCTAGGAATGTCTATTGAGGAAACCGAAGTAGATTTCAATCTCGACAGACCTCTAACAAAAGACGAAATAAAACTCACCCTCGATTATTGTATTCACGATGTAGATGCTACCGAAAAGCTCAGCGAGATAAGAAAAGATTATCTCCGTACAAAGCTCAATCTCGGAAAACGAGCCGATATTGACCCTGTAAAAGCACTATCCTCTACCAATGCAAAACTAACGGCTATGATGCTCGGTGCAGTACGGAAAGAGTGGAACGATGGCAGAGATTATGTATATCCCCCAAACCTCGATATATCGGTAATACCGAAAGAGATTATAGATTTCTTCGACACTATACACGATATGTCAGTTCCCGATGATATCCTGTTCAAAACCTCACTAAACATTGATATAGGTGGTATGCCTTGTAAGTATGCGTGGGGTGGAGTTCACGGCAGTTTGACTTGTTACTACGAAGAAGCAACCGAGGCGCGAGTAATTCAAAACCGGGATGTTTCTTCCCTATATCCGTCACTTATCGAGGGATATAACTACCTCTCGCGCAACGTACCTGACCCACAGTTGTTTTATGACATTCGTAAAGACAGAATCCGGGCGAAACACGATGGTGATAAACAAACGGCAACGGATTTAAAATTACCACTTAATACTGTATCGGGAGCGCAAGAAAACAAGTACAACGATTTGTATGACCCCCTTCCTACTCGCTCATTGCGAATATCGGGTCAGTTGTTCCTAACAATGCTTACGATGCGATTACTCAATGCTTGTAAGACAATTAAGTTACTCAACCTCAATACAGATGGTCTTATGTACTCTATCGATAAGAGCGAGTTACACATCGTAGATGAGATAGCGAGTGCGTGGGAAAAGCAGACAGGCTTTGAGTTAGAAACCGATGATATATCAAAGGTTTGGCTTAAAGATGTCAACAACCTCTTATTCATCGATACCAAAGGTAAGGTTAAGACAGTTGGTGGATATCTCAATTACGGAATATCTGTTAAAGGCGCGTGGGCTATAAATAACAATGCCACTATCGTGAAGAAAGCAATAGTAGATTATTTCGTTAAAGGTACTCCCCCGGAAGAAACAATCAATAACTGCGAGGATATATTCTCGTTCCAATTGATTGCGAAAGCGGGTAGCAAGTACAAAGAAGCATATCACCTTGTAGGTGGTAAGCGCGAGTCTGTACAAAAGGTAAACAGAGTCTACGCAAGTAAAGATTCTCGCTACGGAAAGATATACAAAGTAAAGGCTGAGAATGATTCCACGGCAAAAATCGAGATGCTACCCGAACACTGTATTATCGACAATGACAACAAACTCACTATCGAAAGTGTCGATAAGAGTTGGTACATTGAACTCGCAAAAAAGCGAATAAATGATTTTTTAGGAATAAAACAAATTAAAAATAAAAAGGAGAAAAACACTATGGCAACATCCAACACCCCCAAGACAGAGAATGTCTACACTAAACTTCTCGCGGCTCGAGTTAATTTTCTTGAGTCGGAAGTAACCAAATCAGGCAAGAATATGCAGTTGGCATTCAAGTACTTCGAGCTTGATGACATCGTACCGATTGCAACGCGCATATTCGATGCTATCGGTCTTATCTCTCTCGTATCATTCGAGGAAAACAAGGCAGTGATGCGTATTCTTAACACTGATAATCCCGATGAATCAGTAACCTTCTCTGCCCCATTCACACCCCTAGAACCTATCGTTAGTAACACCGGAAAGAAAGCTACCAATGAGATGCAAGCACTCGGTTCTTCGATTACTTATATGAGAAGATACCTTTATATGATTGCTCTCGACATCTGCGAACCCGATGAAATAGACAGCGGTCTTATGGGTAGCACCCCTACACCTACAGTTGCTCCTACTCCGGTGGCTACACCTGTTGCTAAACCTACTTCCCCCGCTCCTATCAATCTTGCACCTGCCGAAAAGCCGTTGACAAATGCAGACGGAAACGCAAGTGATATACAGATTAAGCAGTTGAAGGAAGTGCTTAAGAATCTCAAGGATGCTGACCCTACCAAGGAGGAAATGATTACAAAAATAGCCGTTGAAACAAAGGGCTTCACCGTAATCTCCAAGGCAGATTGCGAAGCTCTTACAGTTAAGATTGGCGAAATGCTCAAGGAGGTAAAGTAATATGTATGTAAATCCCTTTTGGTTCGGTGTTCTCGTTACTCTTATGGTAGAAATCGTATGTATTATCGGATACGCGGCCGTAATCAGCAACAGAGGTAAGAAGAAATGAAAGAACTCAAATGGAACGGCTCTACAATCTCAGTAGAGCCACCTAAAAAGCCTAAAAAGATTACAGGTACACACTTCCCTACCATTGTCGGTGTAAATCCATTCTCGACAGATTTTGAGGTGTGGTGCAGATGTACACGCACTTATGAGATACCTTTTGAGGGAAATCAATACACTTATGCGGGTCAGATAATCGAGCCTAAAGTATTTGATTTTCTTCGTAACTCAATGGGATTCGGTAACAGAGTTGTTACCCCGGAAGATGTATACGGAAAAGACCATTTCAAGAAAACTTGGGGTGACTTCTATCCCAACGTGCCTATGTTCGGAGGAATGTGGGATGCTCTCATCAAGGACGAGAACGAAAATATCGAGTATGTAGTCGAGATTAAGACAGTACAGGTAGATGGCCGCAGTGGTTCTCTTGAGGACAGATGGAAAAACGGAGAAGCCCCTCATTATCAAGCACTACAGGCTTCGCTCTACGCACACTTACTCGGTGTTGATAAGGTACTTATGGTAGCGGTTGCACTTTTAGCTAAAGAGGGTGACTACGAACATCCCGAGAATGTAATCCCCTCTTATGCCAACGGCAACGTATACATTGACGAATTTAGAGTATCTGAGAGATATCCTAATTTTGATATGTATATTGAAAAAGCTACGGCTTGGTGGAATGCTTATGTTCTCACAGGCACTTCTCCTGAGTTTGACGAGAAGAAAGATGCTGAGATACTTAAGGCACTTCGTACCAATTCGGTAGATACATCTAACATATCCGAACTACTCGGAAAAGCCGAACAGTTAAAAACCGAAATCGAGGTAGTAACATCTTCGCTCGATGCAAAACAAAAAGAACTCAAGGATATTCTTGAGCAGATTAAGAAATATGCACTCTCACAGTTCCGTGACGGAGATACCAAAGTATCAATCAAAGGTAGCCGTTACGAGTGGGTATTGAGTAAATCCAATACTACGGAAATAGACAAAGCATCTCTCGAAGCAGATGGTCTACTCGAGAAATACACAAAATCAAAAACAAACTATAGGCTCACAACGAGCGAAATTAAGGAGGACTAAAATTATGGCAACCATTCAGATGACTAACAACACTTTCACCGTATGCCCCGAGGGCAGACACATTTTCCGTATCTACAAGGTAGATTTCAACCCTGACTTCGGTAAGGTTACAGTTTATATGGTAAACGCACAGGGTATCACCCACAAAGAGAATTTTTCGCTCTACAGAGCTGACGGCTCTATGAACGAAGGTGCTTGTAACGCATTCTCGTTCTTCGCTAGAACGGCACTTAACGATTTCTCGCGTGAAGCAATCGACCACACCGAGCTTGTAAATCACTACATCGGTGCAGAAGTAGGACACACTACTCAGCCGAACAGAAATGACCCCACCAAGACAGTTACCTTCGCTAACCTTGTCGGTGAGAAATGGGTAGCAAATGGTTTTGATACAACCCCTGTGCAGAAAGCACTTACTCTCGGTACAGAACCCGAAGCACCTGCCGTTGTTCCCCCTGCCCCTGTAGCACCCGCGGCACCTACAACCGGACTTGACCTCAATGCCCTTTTGGGTTAATCCACTCGCACATACCGATGGGGCAATTACACCCTATCGGTATTGTGCAAAATTACTACGAAAGACGAGGATGAATAATTATGCGTTCTATAGAATTGGCATATCGTAATCTAGGGAATGCCATCATTCTACAAGCAGTGGACGATTACCGTAATGCTCTCGATGGAATAAGTTACAACAGATTTCCTCCCGAGAAAATAGCAAGAGATATTGAAAAATTCTTCCGTTCCGAATATTTTGAAATTCTTACAAAAGTTGGTGGAGAGTACCTAATCGATAAACTCAGGGAAGAACATCGAGAGAAACAGAAAAAAAGGAGTTAGTATGAACGTTACATTGATACAAGCAACACCTAATCCAATCGAAACAATAGCACAAATAGCATCTATTTGTTACGATAGTAATCCACAAAATCCTATGGGATTGGTAACACATCTTTACAAAAATGGTCACCATTCGGTATTTGAGCATATATACTTTACATTTAAAATTGAGGGAATCTCTCGCGCGTGTTCACATCAGTTGGTAAGACATAGACACTGTTCCTTTACACAGAGAAGTCAAAGGTATTGCACCGAAATAGGTCGAGAGGTTGTAGTGCCGCCCGCGGTGAACGAGGAGTATAGTTTCCCCGATTATATGGATAGTATTTTATATGCCGAGTCGAAGTACCACGAACTGATAGATATGGGTGTTCTCAAAGAGGATGCACGATACCTTCTCCCCAATGCTAGTACTACCGACCTGTATCTCTCTTGCAATCTCCGTGAACTTATCCACATTGCTAACGAGAGGTTGTGTATAAAAGCTCAGTGGGAAATCAGAGAACTTGTAAAACAGATGGTTGCACTTATAGACCCGCAGTTGCGCTTTATGCTCGTACCTAAATGCAAGAGTGGTAGAATCATCTGCAATTCGCCCTGTGGTGAATCAAAATGAGAGTCAAGAAATTTAATGGCAAACCTTACGGAGTTGAATTTACTGCCGCAGAACGTAAGGCTATGAATCTTGAAATCAATCGGCAAATAGCAGAACGAGATGAGAAGTATAAAGAAGACATAGATGCTATGGTACTCTATGTACTTATGGTTCATTATGGTTGGAAAAAGAAAAGGCTGCGTAAGTTTTGGAAAGCATTTATTACCGAACATAAGGCACTCAGAGAATATTACCTTATGGAAGAACCGGGTGACAGTGAGTTGTTATCAAGGTGGAAGCTCGAACAAATAGGTGTTGACATACACCAATGGTATAAGGAGGACGAACAGAATGAATGTGCGAGATAAACAGTGTTATACCGATTATGTAAAACGCGCACTGTGTTTTTATTCGAGATACCCGAACAAAACTAATTTTAGAAACTATGTTGATAAGTCAAATTGGTATGCGTGTCACACTGTCCTCAAATCGTATTCCGACAGGGATAAAGATATGCTCACCTATGTTTATGGTGCTTTCGATACAGTTGCTGACAACGTGTATGCAATGGCGAACAAGTATCACATACACCAAAATGAAATTTGGAGTATGATGGGAGAACTCGAAAAGAAAGTCGCAATAGAAAGGGGGTTATGGGTATGAATACACTCAAACGAATCAATGGTGAGTATATCGTCACCATAAGCAAAAAGCCGATGGTTTTTAATACATTCTACGATGCTCTTAAATTCATCAAAAAGGAGAGATAATATGGAGTCTATTGAAAACATTCGCACATATAGGTTTACATTTAAACGATTTTTCATAGCGAAAGAGGTGGATATACGCGCCTTTTCTCTACCGAGTGCGATAGAAAAATTTCACGCAAACTTCCCTAAACACAAGATTATTCTGATAGAAGAGGTGCAAAATGAACCTAAATAACATACCCCAAGAAATAAAAAATCTAAAGCAATGGGTGTGTACAAGAGGTGATAGCAAAGTGCCTATGTGTGCCGAGGTAAACTGTGCGGCATCCTCCACAGATGAGAGTTTGTGGTCGAGCTTCGATACTGCGAGAGCATCTGTAGAACAAGGCTATTATGATTATGTAGGTTTTGTGTTCAACAATAACGGCATAGTCGGCATCGATATTGACGATGGCTATGACGATGGTCTTATGTCAGAACTCGCGGCAGACATTATCGGTAAATGTAAGTCATACACAGAGAAGTCCAAGAGTGGCAGAGGATTTCACATACTCCTATATGGTGATTTACCCTTTAAAGGTAAGAACAACCTCAAGGGAGTCGAAATCTACAAGTCATCGAGATACTTCATTATGACAGGTGATACTCTACTTTACCATAATATTGTAGAAAGTCAAGAAGCAATTAACTATATTGTAGAAAAATATTTCCCCGAGGTGCGAGAGAGCGAGTCTAATCGTACTTTATCAAATCGTATTTATACACCCATTTGGGTAAAAACCGAGGGTAAAATAGGACTTCGCCCGGAATATCCCCCTATCCCTGATGGTACACGAAACATAAGCCTAACCTCGTTAGCAGGACAATGGCACAGTTTGGGTTATAACCGAGAGGAGATATACAGAGAGCTTCTGTATGTAAATTCCATTGCTTGTAATCCTCCGTTGGATATCAACGAAATACAATGTATCACAAATAGTGTTACAAGATACAAACGATAAACATCGAAAGGATGTGATTTTATGAAAGTAATAAAAATTGAATTACCCCGAGAGCTTTCGTCTTTGGAGTTACACACTTTTGCAGACGAGCATATTGGTGACGAACACAGTGACATCAAGCGCGTTCTCAGCAGAATTGAGTATGTCAAGAATACTCCCAACGCGTACTGCATATTGAACGGAGATATTATTGACAATGCTACCAAGACGAGCATAGGTGATACCTACACTCAGGTGTTCAATCCTATGGAGCAGTTATCCAAAGCCGTAGAGTTATTCGAGCCTATCAGAGATAAGATACTTTGCATCACTCACGGAAACCACGAAAATCGTACCTATAAGAAAGAAGGTATCAACCTCTCTTGTCTTATGGCAAAGCAGTTAGGTCTTGAGGATAAATACACTCCCACATCGGCTTGTATATTTATCCGGTTCGGTGATGGTCACTCGAGTACCAATAATCGTAAGGTGTGTTACACCTTGTATGTTCTTCACGGTAATGGTGGAGGAAGAAAAGAGGGTGCTAAAGCTATTCGCCTTGCCGATATGGCTTGTATTATAGACACCGACATTTATATCCATTCTCACACTCACTTACCGATGATTATGAAACAAGCATACCACAGACTCGATAATAAAAACAGTTGCGTGGCTCTTGTGGATAAATTGTTTGTAAACACTGCGGCCAACCTCACATATGGTGGATATGGTGAAGCGGGTGCTTTCAAACCCTCGAGTACCGATACCCCTGTCATCTATCTGAGTGGAACTAGGAAATATTTTGAAGCTAAATTATGAGGTATATTATGAAACAATGCACTTTTGATAACGGAAATAACTGTATGGCACTGACAGAAAAGAAGTGTGAAGGTTGTAACTTTTGCAAGACAACCGATGAGCTTCTCGAAGGTCGGCATAAAGCCGAGAAACGCATTCGCAAACTTCCCCTTACTGCACAAATCTACATCAAGAGAAAGTACTACTCGGAATGCTTAAAATAGAAAACCATTGTTGCGATTGTGCTACCCCCGGCTATCCTTGTCGGGGGAGTCTATGCCCACTAACACACGTTGAGGTTCATTACTGCGACAATCCAAAATGCAGATGTGAACTCGATGATGTATACGATGTCGATGGCGAGGAATTTTGTGAGGAATGCTTGAAAGATAAATTTAGGAGGAAAGATTAAGATGATAGTTGATAGTGGAAACAGAACCACTTTCGAGTCGGGCGCGGTACGAGATGTTCAGGAAGGAAAAGGCAGATGTGACCTGATGCCTTTACAGGTGATATCTAACCTTTTCGGTGGTAACGAAATCATTTATAACTTGGCTAGATTCCAAGAAACAGGTAACACGTTGGAGTTATATAAGGCTCTTAGACAATGCTCTGAGTTATTCGAGAACACGGCAGATATGTGCTTGGAACTCGCTATTCATTTCGAGGAAGGTTGTAAAAAGTATGGAGAGCGCAATTGGGAGAAAGGTATTCCGATAAGCCGATATATTGATAGTGCCGTAAGGCATTATCTCAAGTATCTACGTGGTGATACGGATGAAAGACACGATAGAGCTTTAGTATGGAACATCTGTTGTCTTATATGGACGGTAGATTACAAACCGAGTGATGAAGATTTAGGAGAAATTATATGAGTAAGATTATAATTGATGACGAAAAATCGGCAGTTGAATATATTCGCACGGTTTTGACAGAGTGGGATGCGTGGAAAACCCACCACGTTTTGTTGGTACAAGCATTGGAGATATTATTAAAAATTCACCAACGAAAGGCTTCGGATGCTGCGAGGGAGATTTTTGAGGAGATTGAAAAAATCACAATGCACGGAGTTACACCTTTCGGGCTTTGTCTAATGTCAATGGGAGAAGCCGCTTTTGCCAAAATCAAAAAGAAATACACGGAGGAAGGGAAATGAGACCACAGAAAGAGCATAGAAAAACCGCTTTAATGAAGTGGACTAAAGAGGAATTGGCGGAACATATTATTTGCTTGGAACATAATTACAATGCTTTATATGAGTCCTTCGATAATCAGTACCGTAATTGTTTGAAGCTATTAGACGATATGAAGTTGGTGAACGATACCTATTCCGAAGCTAAAAAGATTTTCAAACGGAGTCTTATTCGTCAAGAAAGCGAGGACGAGGAATGAAAAAACTTAAAATCTTATCTTGCATAATTATATGCACAATGATGTTTGCGCTTATAGGCTGCTCCGATGTTGTTTCGGAAACGCCCATTGATACCGAGTATATAGCCGCTTATGATGCTATGGAAACGGTATATGAGTATCAATGGGATTGGTTGCACGGTGACTTTAAGCTTATGCCCGTTTATAAGTCGGTACATCACGAAGAAAAATTCAAAGTGCAATACAAGATTGTTTATTCAAACGGTGATGAATACACGGAATGGCGAACAGTAGATAAACAGACTTATGAAGAAGCTTTGCGGGAGATGGAAAATGGAACTTAACAGAGAACAGATTATAAAGGCTTTGGAGTGCCTAAGTGGAAATCGAGATATAGAGTGCGACAAATGCTATTTTTATTGGCACGGAGGTAGGGGAAAAAGTTGCAGATATGGTGTATCGGAAGCAGCTCTCTCCCTTATCAATGAACTCACCGAGGAGATTAGCAACGAGGACAAAAAAGCCTTCTCCCTCATTAAAGAACTCACCGAGGAGAATGAGAGGTTGAGAGCCAACGCAAAAAGTGCAACAGAAATCTTGAATTTCAAATTTGCTTATGACGCAGGCAAAGCCGATACCGTGCGGAAGATGCAAGCAGAGATAGAAGCAAGGTGTATCAAGGGCGGTATATACCCTGCGTTTGTGAAAAGCACGATAGACCAAATCGCAAAAGAGATGTTGGAGGAAACAATATGAAGAAACACCTAAAATTTAAACGCAGTTTTTCAGTTTGGAAACCTTCCGTTATGAAAAGCCTTATAGAGTATAAGAGTTACTACCTCGGCATTACACCGAAAAGCTACGCACCATATATCATAGAGTGGTGGCTTCATAACATAGGATATTGGCTCACTAAACCTATGGTAGCCATTCCGTTTTTCAAGAAAATCAATCTCAGGTGTAGAGATGTTGACTTAATGATAGAAGGAGAAAACAATGGCTAGAAAGAAAATAGAACTAACCGACACAACCAACTATACTCCCCCCTCTACGTTTGAGGAGTGGGTGAGCATACACGGAGAACCCGAATACCTCGGTGAATCCACTCCGTCTTTTACAAAAGGTATTCGTATCGAGGATTGCACAGAAAACGAAGAACCTATAGATACCTCTAATATTATCACCGAGGACAAGAACGGCAATCCTCAGTTAAACTACAAGAAATTTGTAGATGTATTCGCAAAGGTGAATAACTGCGTTTACTGCAATGGAGTATTCTACAACCCCGATGGTGCTATCTCCAATCAGGTAATTCGTAGAGATATCGCAAACTCCCTCGGAGATTCCGGGTGGATGGGTAAGATAGACACTCCTACCAATTCAATCTTTACTACCTTAAAAGATATGTACACCGTAGACGAGCTTTCAGTAAACGAGAAAGTAATCCCCCTCGCCAATGGTGACTTACACATAGGCAAGGGAGAGTGGGTGTTCCGTTTGGGAGAGAAGAAACACTCTCCCTACAGACTCACAGTAAACTACGTTCCTACCGAGAAACCCACTCCCCTGTTTAACAAATGGCTCAACGATGTCTTTGCTCCCGAGGACATACCTACAGTACAAGAGATAATGGGTTACTGCCTAGTACCTACAACGGCAGCAGGCGAAGCATTCTTTATCGTAGGAGATGGTGAAGCGGGTAAATCGGGTTTGGGTACTATCTTAATGGGTATCTTGGGTAAAGCATCTGTATCGGTAGAAACACAACAACTTGTTACAAAGCAATTCCAAGTCGCAGATATCGAGCATAAACTCTTGGCTTATGACGATGACTTGGGTTCTGCCGCGCTCACCGAAACAGGTCTGCTCAAGAAGCTCATTACGGCAGATACACCTATCAGAGCCGAGAGAAAGTATTGCGACCCTCATCAATTCAACTCTTATTGTCGCATACTCGCTTCTGCGAACTTTATGCTTTCTTCCCTGTACGATGATTCTAACGGATTCTTCCGTAGATTGCATCCTATCTTGGTAAAGCCAAAGCCTACCGAGAGAAAGGTAATCAACAGATTCTACGAGCTTATCTTAGAACAGGAGAAAGAACAGATATTCAAATGGGCTTTAATCGGCTTGCGCAGAGTCATAGAGAATGGTTGGAAAATCTCTTGGTCGGAGAGGTCGCGCAACTATATGAAAGCAACTAAATCGAGCGCAGTTCACTTTGAGGACTTCTTTAACGAGGTATTTGAGGTCGAGGAAAATGCCGATACAACTATTGCAGAGATTAAAAAAGTCTATGTAAAATGGTATACCGAGAACGGCATAAAAGAAGCATCTGACCGTAGACTTTCTAATTGGTTTGTAGACAATTCCGAGCGAATTGGTATACACAGAAGTGAGAATATAACACGCAATGGTAAGCGCGTGAGAGGTTATCGCGGGTTAAAAATTAAGCCCGAGTGGAAAAATCTCTCGATTATAATATAAAATTTGACACACATCTTGGGTTTTACACACTTCTACACAGATATGTTTTTAGGGAGTGTGTAGCCCAAAAGTCTAGGAAAATCAAGGACTTTTCGATGCTCATACACAGATACACAGATAATTTATAAAAAATATTACATACATATATGTATGTAAAGAAATAGTTTTGCTTATTTTTCTGTGTGTGTGCGTGTCAAGTAAAAATGGAGGTAAAATGATAACATTAGAACTTTTAGGCGAGGTTTGTCAAAACTGCCCTCATTTTGAGGTCGAGCAAGATACTAAATCCGTTCGCTTTATAGATGGCTTTAGAGAGGGTAAGGCGTTATATTATACAGTGACTTGTAGACATATAACTAAATGTAGAGATATAACATTGTATTTACAAAAGGAGATTGAGAAAAATGGCAACTAAAAAGAACGACGATGATATCGTAAAAGAAGTGGTGAAGAAAAAACCGAGAGGTAAAAATATCGAGGAAATCCGAACACCCGATACCGAACCCGGAGATAATGCAAAGTATTTGATGGTTAGTCTTCAACTGTCCAATCTACCGGATATTGATATGAAAGACCCCGAGCAAGTTAGAGTGAGAATTAACGAGTATTTCCAAATTCACGCAGATAATGATATGAAGCCCACTGTTGCGGGTTTAGGTATTGCACTCGGACTTGACCGAAGAAGATTATGGGAAATAAAGACGGATGTTCCCGACCGTAATAACGACTTACCGACTATGACTAGGGACTTAGTTAAAAAGGCATATAAAATGATGGAGAATTTGTGGGAAAATTATATGCAGAATGGTAAGATTAACCCTGTATCAGGTATATTCCTCGGTAAGAACAACTTTGGCTATCAAGATAAGACGGAGTATGTGGTTACTCCTAACGTGAACAACGACTCCGACTATAGCAAAGAGGAGATTATGGCGAGATATGCTATCGACTCCTCCGACTCCCCCGCTCTACCGACTATCGACTCTTCCGACTCCGACTAGTGCGACTTTCGACTTTGGCAACTTTCCCGACTTTGCCGACTTTGTAAAAGAAAATTGCCCGACTTTCGACTTTTCGACTTTCCATCGACTTTCGACTTTCGGGCAACTTTTCAACTTTTGCGACTTTCTCGCGCGGGCGCGCGTGATGGGCGCGTGACCCCTGCCCCTGATGGCATATCCCCGCCGGGCGCGATGGGCGGACGGTGTGCGCGTATCCTGTCGCACTTTACACGTGCGCGTATATAGTCGCGCGTATAATATAGCCGTGAAGGGCTTTATTTTTACCTGTAGCGCGTTTTTATTATTTAGTAGTATAAGAATATACCTAAATCAATAAAGCGCGTTAAAATCGATTTTAAAGGCATTTAAAACAATATCAGAGTATAACAGGCATTAAAAAGCCGCCCATAACGGACGGCTTTATTATTTTAAAATTTTTCGTTATCAGGTAATGTTTTATAAGTAGGAGTATTTTTTACTTCCTGTCGCATTTCCTTTATTGCTTCATTTAATAGCTTGATTGATTCAATCCGATTTTTATAAGTCGTACACCATCCCGGAAAAACTACATACAATTCAAAATCGTTTATACATTCTAACAAGAATTTTTTAATTTGTGTTATTTCTTTTTGTGCTTCTCTTTTATCCCTGTAATCATCAAAACACCATTTATAATTGAATTCGATATCGATTGAAAATCCTTCATAATATCCCGGTACTACTTTAATATGGTAATAATAAAAATATTCTTGTTCTAACCTGTTTTTTACTAGCTCGTAAAATTCGTTAATATCATCAAAATAACATTCATCGTCATAATCGATAAAATCGCAATTATAACCGACTGTAATATAATCACTTGTTTTATAATTTATTGTTCCCATCTTTTAAACCTCCGATATAGTTATAGAATCTAAAAAGTTATTAGTTTTTTCAAGCTCTGCCGGGCTTGCTAGTATTTCGAAATGATACGCAGCACGCGCACCTGATAATTCATAATAAATATTATTATCTTTAAGGAAGCCCCGCAGGGCATCCCTTAAAGAAATAAAAGCCGTTTCAAAATTATAATATTTTTTATTGTTCATCGTTCGCACCTTCTTCTAATTCTTCTAGTACTTCCGAAATAACACCCGATAAAATATAACATCTAATAGTAACGTCGAAATATTCCCATTCTTCATCAAGGAAATTATTTCCGATGGTAGCGGCATCCGTTCCAAATTCCTTTAGAGCTTCTTTTAAAATATCAAGGTTTTCAATAACGTATTCTCTAGCCGTCCATCTATTGAAAGTATAAGAACCGGACGCGTTACCTGTTACGGAATCCGTAACCCATAAATCATCGTTTAATTCCTCTTGAAATGCTTCGGAATCTTCTAATTTTTCTTTTAATTCTTCGTTGGTGTAGTTATCGTTGATATACTCCTGTATATCGTCTTTCATTGCTACATAATAGTCGTACATAATTTTACCATCCTTTATAATTAAATTTTTTTGATTTCTAAAATAATTCCATCGTTACCTATACTAAATAATAAATAGGCTTCCGTATAGGTTGCTGCCGTGATTTTTTGCGTGTGTTGCGTTGCGTTGTAATCGGTTGTATAAGTTATTAACCACATTGCTTTAACTCCTTTTTACATTATTTCGTGTAATCTATTTATATTATACATTATTTCGTGTAAATTGCAATAGGTTTTTTGAAATATTCATAATTTATTTACATTTATTCGTGTATGCTTTTTAATGTTCATTAATTCAACAGTTTATAAACATATACACACGCGTTATATAATATAATGAAGAAAACAAAAACCAACGACCCCGGGCGGGGGATTTGCTGCCCGGAATCCGAACGCACTCAGTGCCGTAAGTACCGAAAATTTTTAAAAAGAAAATTTTAGAAAAAAATACACGAAAAGGTATTGACATCTTTTCGTGTATATAGTATAATAAATACAACAAACCTATGGAGGATATAAAATGAACTCAAAAAACACTGTGAAAGAGATTATGAAACTTAGAGGGCACAATCTTAGAACACTTGCTAAAAAACTTGGATATGTATCACAAGAGGGAGATGTTCTGCCTACGGGTGTTGCTAACAGGTTGAGTGGCGCACAAGAAATGAGAGTTGATACTCTTTTGAAGTTTCTCGAAGCATTGGATTGTGAATTGATTATAAAGAGTAAAACGGCTGATAAGCAAGAGTGGACTATCACTCTTGATAATAAGGAGGACTAAATGAAATACGGATATGCTAGAGTCAGTTCCAAGGGTCAAGACAAATATGGTAATGGCTTAGAGGTACAAGAGAAGCAGTTACAAGATAGTGGAGCAGAAATCATTTATTATGAAAGTTTCACAGGTACTAAAAAGCATCGTCCCGAGCTTGACAAACTGATGGGTGTTCTCAAGGATGGTGATACTTTGATAGTAACCAAGTTAGACCGTATTGCTCGTAGTACTCGTGATGGTTTAGATATCATTGAGGAGTTATTAGCAAAGGGTGTGACGATTGACATTCTCAATATGGGTAAGTTTGATAATAGTCCTAATGGTAAGCTGATGCGCACGATATTCTTTGCTTTTGCCGAGTTTGAGAGGGATATGATAGTTCAAAGAACCAACGAGGGCAAGGATATCTGCCGCGAGAACAACCCCGAATGGCGAGAGGGAAGAAAGTCTGTGGAGATACCCGATTTTCAAAAATTCCTCGAAAAACAAAAAAGAGGTGAGATGTCAGTAAAAGAGTGTTGTAACATCTTGAAAATAAGCCGCAGTACGTGGTATAATAGAGTATCGGAGGTGTGCTAATGGGCTGTGGTGCATTTTTAGGACTAATCCCTGCCCTAATCGTTTTGGTAATATTTTTTCTTATCAATCCGATATTGGGTGTGTTATGGATAATATGGATTGTATGTTTAACGATTTACACGTTGAAATACAAGAAAAAATAGATTTAAGTTTTCGGTTTAGTGCGATGATTCGCAGAGGTATAGAATCCTCAAGTGAATCATCGCACTTTTTTTTGTTGGAGGTAAATATGAAAAAGTTTGCTAATATTTTGGGTACTAAATATACCATAAGGAAGGTTACTCCGGGACAAGACGAATTTATGGATAGGATGCAATATGGTGGTTATTGTGATGGAATATCCAAGGAGATAGTCCTATTAGATATCAAGGCACTTCCCGATTGGTCGAATGAACCAAAGGCGGTTGTTGCGAGAAAAGAGAGAGAAACACTCCGTCACGAAATAATCCACGCATTTCTGAACGAATCGGGGTTAGGGTGGAACTCATTCCCTGTTGAACGCGCGTGGGCGAAAAACGAAGAAATGGTAGATTGGATTGCGATTCAATTTCCGAAGATTCGTAAAGTATTTGAGGAGTTAGGTTGTGCGGGTGAGTAGTATGGAAAGAGTTTTACAAAAAATTTCGGAAAAAATGAAAAAAGACCCATCGTTACAGGTCTATAAAGATATGTATGACTTCTGCCGAGAGGTGATGAAAACGGATATACCACTCGCAGTTAGTTATCTAGTGAAGTTATCAGATGAGCTAGACAAGGTAATACCTAGTGGTAAATTTGATAATATTGTTGAGTTATACTCTCTACATAAGAAAGTATGGTTGAGCGCGGCACCTCACCATTTCGAGAGTTTTCTGCTTTACATAGAGAGCAATCGCGAACCGAGGAAGAAATTCTACCCTCCTCGTAGGAAAGTGCTTAAGCAAGTGGTAGATGCTCTACAAGAGTTAGAGGACGATACTCTCGACCTGTTGGCTATTTCCCTGCCCCCCGGTAGTGGAAAGACCACTCTTGCGATATTCTATCTTACTTGGTTAGCGGGTAAGCACTCCGATGAACCGATGCTAACAGGTTCTCACTCTAACTCGTTTGTAAGAGGTGTATATGACGAGTGTTTGCGAATTTTAGACCCACAAGGTGAGTATTTGTGGCACGATGTCTTCCCTACTATCCAAGTAAGTAGCACCAATGCGAAAGATTGTCGAATTGACCTCGGTAAGAGAAAGAGGTTTGAAACCTTAGAATTTACCTCTATAGGTACAGGTAATGCGGGTCTATACCGTGCTTCTCGCCTACTCTACTGCGATGACCTTGTAAGTGGTATTGAAGTTGCGCTAAGTAAGGAAAGACTTGATAAGCTATGGGAAACCTACACTACTGACTTGCGACAGAGAAAAATCGGTGACCACTGCAAGGAGCTACATATAGCCACTAGGTGGTCAGTACACGATGTTATCGGTAGGCTAGAACACGATTACGGTGATAGTGACCGAGCGAAGTTTATAGTAATCCCTGCTCTTGACGATAACGATGAAAGCAATTTCGATTATGCCTATGGAGTAGGTTTTAATACGAAATTCTATCACGAGCAACGTAACATTATGGAGGATGCATCGTGGAGAGCTTTGTATCTCAATCAGCCTATCGAGAGAGAGGGTCTGCTATACCAAAAGGACGAGTTAAGACGATACTTTGAGTTACCCGAGGGTGAGCCTGATGCTATTCTTTCGGTATGCGATACCAAAGACCGAGGTACAGACTACTGTGGTATGCCGATTGCTTATCAGTACGGGCAAGACTTCTATATTCCTCAGATTATCTGCGACAACAGTAATCCCGAGGTTGTGGAAACAAGGCTTGTTATGGCTCTACTCGAACACAAGGTGCAGATGAGCCGATTTGAGAGCAATAGCGCGGGTGGTAGAGTCGCGCAAAAGGTACAGGAGCAAGTAAAGGCGAAAGGTGGCCGCACGAAGATTACTACCAAGTACACTACTTCTAACAAGGAAACGAAAATTATCGTTAATTCCCCTTGGGTCAAGGAACATTGCTTGTTCCTTGACGATTCCGTGATAACCGACAAAGAGTACAAACGTGCGCTTAATTCCCTCTGTACTTACTCTATGGCGGGTAAAAACAAACACGATGATATTCCTGATGTGTTCGCACAGTTATCGGAGTTTGCTCAATCTCTCGAGGGAAACAAAGTGAGTGTTTTCAAAAGACCATTCTAAACACAAGATGTAGTACATAGATGTTGATAAGATACAACATATTGTGTATTTCTTCACAAAATCTATTGACAAACTTGTTAAAATATGCTATAATGATATCGTAAAATAGTATTCATAGATTTTCTCCCCTATTTGAATACAAAGTAATTGAATATATGGTTTGAGTTTTGTTTTTTCAGTTTAGTGCGATGATTCGCAGAGGTATAGAATCCTCAGTGAGTCATCGCGCTTTTTATTTTATCGCAAAGGAGGGATTTAAGATGGAGATGTATGGTCGTAGAGTGATTACTACGGATGCTACCGAGATTACGAGCGCAAATATCGTAGATGAGCTTAATAAAGCATTTGGCACACATAACCTTAATCGTGCTGAAATTGAATATCTGTGGAATTACTATCGTGGCAAGCAACCTATCTTGCAACGTGTGAAAACAGTTCGCCCGGAAATTTGCAATAAAATCGTTGAGAACAGAGCGAATGAGATTGTTTCGTTTAAGGTTGGTTATCTCTGTGGAGAGCCTATACAGTATGTAGGCAGAAATGGTGACGAGAGTGTGTCACGCGGCATAGCCGAATTAAATGAAATGATGTTTAGCGAGAACAAGGCTACTCAGGATAAAGAGGTAGCCGAGTGGCAAGAGATTTGTGGTCTTGCGCACAGATTAGTTCTCCCTGATACGAGAGGTGAGGAGGACGATGCTCCTTTCGAGATGTTTACTCTTGACCCTCGCGATACATTTGTTGTTAAGTCTAGCGAAGTCGGTAATAAGCCGATGTTCGCAGTTAAATATAGAGTTGATAGTGAGAGCAAACGTATATGCTCGGTATATTCTGCTGATTGGTATTGGCGAATTGTCGAGGATAAGATTGTCGAGAGTAAAGCTCACGCGCTCGGTATGATACCGATTTTCGAGTACCCCGCGAACAATGCGAGACTCGGTGCGTTTGAGATTGTACTACCTATGCTCGATGCTATAAATACTGTCGCATCTAACAGATTGGATGGTGTTGAGCAGTTTATACAGGCATTTGTAAAGTTTGTAAACTGTGATATTGACGAGGAACAGTTTAAGGCTCTCAAAGACCTCGGTGCTATTAAGGTTAAGTCGATAGATGGAGCTTCGGCAGATGTGTCTATAGTGACACAGGAGCTTAATCAGGTGCAGACACAGACCCTTGTAGATTATCTGTATCAGACAGTACTGACCATCTGTGGTATGCCGAACAGAAATGGTGGCTCTTCTACGAGTGATACCGGTGCCGCAGTAATAATGAGAGATGGTTGGACACTTGCCGAGTCGAGAGCGAAAGACCGAGAGCTGATGTTCAAGAAGTCGGAACACGAAATGCTCAAACTTGTTTTGAGAATTATTCGTGATACCGAGGGATTGAGCAAAGATATATACGATTTGAAGCTCAAGAACCTGTCCTTGCAATTCACTAGAAGAAATTACGAGAATGTTCAGAGCAAGTCGCAGGTGCTTGTTTCTATGCTTCAGCAGGATAAGATACATCCTCGTCTTGCATTCACTTCTTCGGGATTGTTCACTGACCCCGAGAGTGCTTATCAGTTGAGTAAGGAATATGCCGAGGAACAGGAGCAGAAAGCTCTTGAAATGATGGCTGCACAGAACACTGTAAAGGAGGACGAGGGCAATGAGTCAGAGGATATCGATACAGATTAAGAATAAAATTGCTACTTGTTTGACCGAGTTGCCTATTGTCTGTGGAAACAGTGATTACATAGCCGATTTTGTGTTCGATGAGGAATGGAACGAACACTCAATAAAAACGGCAAGGTTCAAAGTCAACGGTGAATATACTGATGTAGTGTTCAACGGCAACGAGTGTAATATTCCGATAATCACCGATGCAAAGACAATTTGGATTGGTGTTTACGCAGGTGACTTGTCTACGAGTACCCCCGCTCTCGTTTATTGTAGACCGAGTATCTTGGATGGTGAGGATGTTCCCGCGCCCCCGAGAGAAGATGTTTACTCGCAGATTATTGAGGTATGTGACGAGGTAGTTAAAACGGCAGAGGATGCCGTAGAACGCGCTAACGAAACATTACGGTATATAAAAGACAATCCCCCGAGTGATGGTTTTTCACCTATTGTCACTTCTACTCCTACCGACAACGGATATAGGGTAACAATAACGGATGTCGAAGGTGAAAAGTCCTATGAAGTTACGGACGGAATAGATGGTGAGGACGGAGTTTCCCCCACCATCGAAACCGAGCCGATTACCAATGGTCACAAGGTCACTATAACCGATGCTAAAGGCACTCGCTCTATTGAGCTTTTCAACGGAGAAAAGGGAGAAAAGGGCGAACGCGGTGAGCAAGGTGAAAAAGGTGACCGAGGTATGAAAGGTGACAAGGGTGACACCGGAGCGCAAGGTGCGGAAGGTAGACAAGGTGCAAAAGGTGACAAGGGTGACCGTGGTGAGCAAGGATTGCGCGGCCCTCAAGGTTTCCAAGGAAAGCAAGGTATACCGGGTGCAAAAGGTGACAAGGGTGATAAAGGTAATCCCTTTACCTACGATGATTTCACTCCCGAACAGTTAGCCGCTCTTAAGGGCGAAAAAGGTGATAAGGGAGATACAGGTGC